GGAAGAAATCGGGAAAGGGGAACAGAAATATGGCGGTGCGGATAGTGCCGCCATGAGCCCATTTACCTCGGAATCTTTCGGCGGCTACAGCTATTCCAAGTCTGCTGCTGGGAGCGGGTCCGCTGACGCCGGTGACGCCGGAAGCTGGCAGGCTGCTTTCAAAAGCCGTCTGAACAAATGGAGAAAGATTAGACCATGAGCCTGTTATCAGAAGCAATGGAAAAATGCACGATGCTGTTGAAATCCGTCACGAATGACGGCTATGGCGGTTATATCACCTCATGGGCGGAAGGCGCGGAATTTGAGGCAGCTATCGTTTTTGACACATCCATTCAGGCGCGTCAAGCAGAAGCCGCCGGGGTTTCCAGCCTTTACACCGTCACCACGAAGCGCATCATGCATCTGGAGTATCACGATGTATTCCGCAGAAACAGCGACGGCAAAATATTCCGTGTGACTTCAGATGGCGATGACAAATACACGCCTAAGTCTGCAACACTTGACATGAGACAGGTGACTTGCGAGGAGTTTACCTTACCTTCGAATGGATAGAGTTATGATGGAGGAATCCAATGGATAAATTTCAAGCTATTCAGGCTTTCTGGTCATCCTTCGGCATTCCGGCGTTTGATGAGAATACTGTTCCGGATGGAGAGGACAAACCTTCTTTTCCATATATTACTTACGATGCTGTCGTCTCAGACTTCAACCATCCGGTTGCTATGAGCGCATCTATCTGGTATTACGGGACATCTTGGAGCCAAATCACCGCAAAGCTTACGGAAATTGAAGCGGAACTTGGTCGTGGAGGCGTTACATTGCTGTGCGATGGCGGTGCGGTCTGGATCGTAAAAGGCAGTCCATTTGCACAGAGAATGCCAGACGATAATGATATGATTCGGCGAATTTTCATAAATATTTCAGCGGAATACTTGACCGCTTGAAGGAGAAAAAATGGGAAAAAAGTTTACTAAAATCCCTACTGATACTTTCAGCAAAATACAAATGAATGCTGGGATCCTTCTGAAAGGGTCGAATGCATTCGACCCGGAAACGGGAGAAATTATATCAGACTTGATTATAGGTGCTACAAATGGTGGCATCAATGCAACATGTGTCCCATCGTTTGTGGATTTCGGAGAAAACATTGACAATTGTCCCAAGAATACCAAAGAGTTGATGCAGATCTCAGGATGGGATTGCAGGATATCTGGCACATTTGTTACAGTAAATGTTTCCTCTGTGAAAATGATGTTGGCTGCTGCTGATATTGATTCCTACAATGCCAATAAAGTGACTCCACGCAATGTTTTGGAAGCTTCGGATTTCTCGGATATTTGGTATGTCGGCGATTATAGCCAGAACAACAGTCAGCAAAACGGAGGATTTGTCGCTATCCATCTTCTGAACGCATTGAGTTCCGGGGGGTTCTCTTTCAAATCCGCGGACAATGAGAAAGGGCTTTTCACAGCGGAATTTACCGGACACGTATCCATCGCCGCACAAGATGTCGTTCCGATGGAATTTTATATTAAAGTCGGATCGGATGAGTAATGAAACTTGGTGATCTAAAAGGCGAAAGAGCTGTTGAAGTAATCGCGGACATCATTGCTCCGCTGTCAAATATATCAGATGATACAGAGTTGACGTCTGCGTTCAAAGAGAAAAGGAAGGAATGGGGATCGGACAGGGAAGCAGCAGCGAAAGACATTGCGGTTCTGGTTCCCAAACTTCTTAAAACGCATAAAGCTGATATCCTTGCTATTCTGTGCGCTGTCAACGACCGGAAACCGGAAGACCTTGGGGTAATGGATGTCTTGACACAGACATTTGAACTGATAGGCGATCAGGATTTCATGAGCCTTTTTATATATGCGGTCAATTCGGCGGAACCGAATCAGCCTACACAGTCCTCAGCCGAACAAGACCGTTTAGAGCAGGAATAATTATCAGTTTCATCGGCACGGAATTGAGGACGAGGCAAGAACAGCTTGCTTACCGCATTTACATGACTGATTCGATCCGATTACTGACAGAAAACGCGGCGAAAATCACCGGTGGATCTTTGATAAAGCAAAGATATATAGATATTATCGATGACAAAAAGTCAGCGAAAATCGAGCAGATTGGTGAGGAAATCGTTGTTGACATTGCGAAGCGCGCAGGATTGGAGATTAAATAAATGAATGTATTTGATACTTGCGCAAAGCTTGTTTTGGATACCAAAGACTATGACAGCGGTATGCAAAACGCCTCGGACAAAGCCAATGTTTTCGCCGGTGTCTTGCAAGCGAACCTCGTGACAAAAGGTATCGGCATGGCTGTTGAAGGATTGAAAAAACTCGGTCAAGTAGCCGTTGATACCTTTAAACAATCCATTTCCGAATATGCGAATTATGAACAGCTTATAGGCGGGACGAAGCTTGCTTTCGGCGATGCATACGATTTTATTATTGGAAAATCTGAGGAAGCTTATAAGACTGTGCAGATGTCTCAGTCCGAATACTTGCAGCAAGTAAACGGACTTGCAGTCGGTCTAAAAGAATCCCTCGGTGGCAGCGAACAAGCTGCTGCAGAACTTGCTGACAGAATCGTCAATGCCCAAGCAGATGTTGTTGCCGCAATGGGCATTTCACAGGAAGCTGCTCAAAATGCCTTCAACGGGATCATGAAAGGCAACTTTACAATGGTCGATAATCTTATGCTCGGCATCACGCCGACAAAAGAAGGTTATCAGGAAATGATCGACAAGGTCAATGAGTGGAATGCCACCCAAGGCAGATCCACAAATTATATCATTGGGAATCTTGCCGACATGCAAAATGCTCTGGTCGACTACATCGAGATGCAGGGTCTGGCTGGGTATGCCCAAAAAGAGGCCACGGACACCATTTCGGGTTCTGTTGCATCAGTCAAAGCTGCATGGAAAAACCTTGTTAAAGGTCTTGCAGATGATAATGCAGACATGGACAAATTGCTCGATGATTTACATAGTGCAGTGGAAAAAGCATTCCAAAAAATCATGCCGGTCGCAGAAAAAGCCTTGATGGGTTTGATCGATTTGGTCATGAAAGGTTTGCCAAAATTTGTTGACCTTGGTTTAAAAATCGGAGAAGCAATTGTAAAAGGCATCTTAATGGGCTTAGCGAAAATCGCACTGTCTCCGGTTCTGGCTATTGCCAAGCCTTTTCTTTCTGATCATGGCGCAACATTTTCGGGACGAGCCGCAGGCGGGCATGTAACTGCCGGGCAGACATATTGGGTCGGCGAGAAAGGTATTCCAGAATTATTTACTCCGACACAGTCCGGAGATATCCATACGATGGACGATGTCATGAGCAGGTCTAATCGTCAGGTGGTAATCAATATCAGCGGAGATGTCTATGATGATGAAATGAGCATGAAGCGCAAGCTGAGAAATGCCGTTCTCGGTGTGATTGATGAACAGGTGGCGTATGGATAGAAACCGCCGTATCTATTTCGAAAACTCATCAGGGCAACAGGTCATCCTCAATGCTCCTGAAATAACAAGATGGATGGAGCTTGGGAACATGACAGGTTTCACAGCTCCTGAAGTCGATATTATCCGGCAGAAGTATGCCAACGGAATAACGAAAATCCTGAAACGTCAGCTACTGCCCAGAACTGTGTCGTTTACGATGCTCGTCACGGGGACAACCACCGCAGAGCGGGATGCGATTTTTTCAGACATGGTCGATAAGCTCATGGATGTATCAGGCGAGGGAATCGGGAAACTATACATCCAAAAATCCGACGGCATGACTGTATATCTCAACTGCGTATATTCTTCTGGGCTTGATGTGAAAGAGCAGTATCGGAAAGCGCATCGGTTCACGCTTGAATTTTTGGCGGCAGACCCATACTTTTACAGAGATTTGCCGTTGAGCAAAATTGACCTGCCGACTGAAGGACGGTTGACATTGCGGGACGGCGTTGCATTGGGAAGACATAAACTCGGTGAGAACATTGGCAAAACCTCTGGTGTCATCAACAACACAACAAACGTCAGCATCAACCCGTTGATAGATGCAGGTAGCATCCGTGGTTCGTTGGTCATCGTAAATGAGACAACAGGCGAAGAGTTGAGACTGCAGAATGTCAAATCTCCGACCGACAGCCGACTCATCATTGACACCCGTGAGGAATCGAAATCGATCTATTTCAAACTGCCTGACGGCTCTGAGCAACAGGCAGGGCAGTATCTGGACTGGAATAATCTTGATTTTGATTTTGCCTTGATTCCCGGCGAGAATGTCATCAGGTATGAAGTTGGTGCAGGGTCATATACAGAAGCTGTAATATTTACGATATCGGAACGGTATCTATCCATATGAGGAACTGATGCAGGGAAATTACAGCACATATATCAGAGCAAAAGACGGTCAGTTTGTTGGCAGGATAAATGATTATTCGCACCTGAAAATACTGAAGACATTGAACGAGCCGGGCAACTGGAGCATATCAAGCGTGACTGCCGGAGAATGCCCGTTCTACTCTGGTTCTGGCATTGTAGTCGGCAGAAATTCAAAGTACCTGCACAGCGGGATTGTAACAGAGATATCTGACACTTATAACGCATCAACAGGACTTCATTCTTGGGATGTGAAAGGCAAGGACGATCTCGAATATCTGAACCGACGCATTTGTTACGTCTCTCCTGATACTGGACGAACCGATGTTGTTAGCCACTATACGGACAGCGGTGACTTGGCGACTGTCATTAGAAACCTGATAAATGTCAATATCGGTGTTTCGGCGATGAACTCAAGAAGGGAAACAATCATAGCAGATTCCATGCAACAACCTGTCGGCGTGAATGTTTCCGTGTCTTTACGGTTTCAGAAACTGCTCGATTCTGTTGTTAGCCTTGCATTTGGGAACGGATGGAATATCCGTCCCGTCTGGGATAACCAGAGCAAAAAAGTATATTTCGAGGTGTTTCAGGGGCGTGACCTATCAGGGAACATCATCTTTACAGAACAGTTGAACAACATCGCTCAAGCACAGCACGTTTCTGCAGTTCCCGAAGGAAATTTCATACTTGCGGGTGGAACCGGAGAAATGACTGCCAGACAGTTTGCGACGGCTCAAAATGATGAAGCCATTGAGGAATGGGGCAGGATTGAGGTGTTTCAGGATGCTCGGAATCAGGGACAGCTCGATAAATACATCATTGATGTGATTGATAAGAAATCATCGAAGGTGTCAGGATACAGCTGTACTGCATCGAACAGCGAGCATACACCGTTATACGGCGTTGACTACAGCATTGGCGATTTTGTCGGCATGAAGATTTTCGGAAAGTTTATCACGGCAGAAGTGCAACAATGCGAGATCGAAGTCGAGGATGGGATTGAAACATTTACACCACGTTTTGGAACGATTGCATTAGGCAAATTTCGAAATATTTATACGCAGATTGCGGATTTGAGAAGCGACGTCAACGAGTTACTCGGGACGGAAGTAGAATAGGAGAATTTATATGGCAGACATTGAACTTGCTACCGCATCATGGAGCGGCTTTTACGACAATGACCCTTGGCTGAATCAGGAGAACTGGCAGAGGTACTTTGCCAATACCGTCGTTGACGGAACTCCGTCATCTGATATCTACAATGGCAATTGGCGCGGGAATCTGGCACCGTATCTTGATAATAACGGAAACTTGATTATTGACAGCGGGATTTGTTTTGCTAAAGGCATTGCCGCTCGTTTCGCGTCATCGACCAATGTCGGAAACAGTACAGAGGACACAATCTTTGTATCCGTCATCGTCGATCCAGAAACCCGAACAGCGAAAATGATGTCTTATAATGTCGGCAGTAGTGCGGTTACTCAACTGCTTACCAATCCTCGATATTTCTGCCAGAGTGATTATGAGATTCCTATCTGCTATCGGGATGCGGGACGTGTGATTGACCTGCGTCATTTTGCGACAGACAGAAACAGCAGAAGCAATGCAGGACTTGAAAGCATTATATTTCAGGCATCCGCATCACCTGCGGTCACTCAATATCCGTTCGGCAAGGCATATGGCTTCGAGGGGAATCGGAATGCGTTTATCAGAGCTTATCTCGGTCGTACATATACAGTCACGATGGAGAGCGGGGCGAGCATTGATACTTTGCGCATCATGCCGATTCCTGTCTGTTCTTCAGAACCTGTTACATTTACGGTTTACAACAATACAGCAAATGCTGTCATTATTGTCCTTAGCACAGATAACGGTTATTACCGCAACGAGTATGTTTGGTCTACGTCATGGACAGCAGAGATTAATTTGGATGTCAAAAAGACGCTCGCTTCAAACAGCTCGATGACGTTTGTTCTTACACCTGCTGGACTTGATGAACATAAAGTCTTATATGCTATCTCATCACCATCTACGTCAGAAGGTGGTGCAATTGATCCAGAAACCATTTACACAAAGTCGGAAGTAAACTCTTTGCTTGAAGGTAAAGCCGATGATACGGATGTTGTTTCTTTACAAAACGCCGTTGAAGGCAAAGCAGAAGCCGTAGACCTCGCTCATGTATGGGAATCAGGTGAAGTCTATCAAACGGGTGATTTGGTCACACATAACAGCCGACTTTATCGGTTTTTGAGAGATTTCACGGGATTCGAATGGGATAGTACAGCGGTTGAATCTGTGACGGTTGCAGAGCAGATTGCTGTGAAAGCGGATGCGGATGCCGTTTACACAAAAACAGAAGCAAATGCATTATTGGCAGACAAAGCTGATGCGGATTCCGTTTACACCAAAACCGAGGCAAATGCTTTGTTAGCAGAAAAAGCGGATTCGGATACGGTTTATACAAAATCCGAGTCAGATGCTTTGTTAGCAGAAAAAGCGGATGCCGCTGACGTATACACTAAAGAAGAAGTTGATAGCTTGATTCCGGAACAGACTTGGTATACAAAGGATGAGGCAGATGCTTTGCTGACTGAAAAAGCCGATGCCGCTGATGTTTATACAAAAGAAGAATCAGATGATAGATATGCTGGCGATGTGGCAATGCGATCTGCTCTTTCGGAGAAAGCCAATGCCAATGATGTTTACAACAAAACACAGATGGATTCTTTTTTGAGCCAAAAAGCGAACGCTGCGGATGTATATACCAAAACAGAAGTGTATAACAAAACAGAGATTGATGCTGCGTTAGCACTTCAGCCTTCAGACAAATTGTATGTAGACAATGTTCGTGGCTCTAATAACAACGATGGTCTAACAGTAAATACTGCATTTAAAACCATTCAAAAAGCTATTGACATGGTTCCAGTTAGTTATCCGACCACGATCATGTTAGTTCCCGGCGAATATCAGGAATCAATAATTATTGACAACAATAAAGTTATATATTTTCAAGGGACGTCGAATACGGAGATTAAATTTAAACCGGCAAACGGCTCTCCTATAACTGTAAAGCAGAATAGCTATCTTGAAATTTCAGGCAAATATTTTATTGACATGCTGAATCAGATAACATCTCCTTCAAATGGATATGCTATCAAAGTGCTGGATAATTCTACGTTTTCGTATAAAGGAATTTCTGACAATGATACTCTCACGATAGACAACAACAGATACTATGGAAACATCTATCTTAGTGGGTCTATTTTTAAATCTGATGCAAAAATAATTATTTATAACAAATCTTCCCAAACCGCATCTGCGTTCGAATCTCGAAACTCAATATGTAATATTTCGGCATTAGATTATCTTGATTGCGATAAATTTGATCATGTTGTAGAAGCATATTCATCTCTTATTACCATAAACACGTTAAATAGTGATGCAAGTAAATATTTAGGCAGAACAAGTGTAGTTCTGGTCGCTAAAGAAAACGATAGCGATGAATTTGACTACTATACCAAATCTGAGATTGATAAACTTATTGGCAAAGATGCTGATGCAGCTTTTTATGTCGATTACTTGAGTGGCTCTGATGATAATGACGGGTTTTCAAGAGAAACCGCTTTCAAAACATATAAGAAAGCTATTTCAGCGTGTCCAGAAAATTTTGCATCAAAAATTTATGTTGTCGCATATCCTGCAGGTACAAGAGACAGCGAATTTAAAATCGATGTTTCCGAAAAGAAAATCACTTTCAAAGGGTACATGAACGATAAAATATATACTTCCGGCATCTATGCTCACAATAATGCGTATTTGAGATTCGAAAGTGAAGTTAAAGTTGAAGGCACTGGTGATTGTGTCTTGGCTGAAAGAAATTCATATATTGATTTTGTCCCAACAGGATATTTGCTGCAGGATGTCAA